TCTCTGTGGCGAGTATTGCGACAGGCCCATCAATCACCCAAACAGACGACACGCCAGAAGATGGTGTTCAACAAACTGTTACTGCAACAGGTATGACTGGGCCAGTAACGGGTGCAACGCTAGGCGGTGTAAGTATAGCCCTAGACAGCACAGACCCAAGCTCACCAATTACGTACACGTATGACATAAGCTCACAAGCGATTGAAACGAACCAGCCACAGCCACGTTTAGGAATCCCAGTCGATCTAGTATTTACAACAGCTACAGACGGTGCAGTTTCAACAAGCGTTACGATTGGCCCAAAAACAGGATGGTCGGTATCTGAACTAGAAGACGTTCTAAACAAAGACGCAAAATGGGGTAATTTGGCAACCATTGAGGCTACTGAAGGCATTACGATAACAAGTGCGGATGCGAGCTATTATGACACGTCAAGCAACGCGAACATAACGGTCAACGGCGTATATTCAAGCGATTTAACAACGGCAGGTCAGTCTACTAAATCGATTTTACAAGTAGGCGCTACATCTCCTGCAACGTCATACAGTGATAATTTTTATCCGTATGGGCAAATAGTAGCTCCTATACTCACATCACCAACAGGGGCAAGCACAGGTGAGACAACTGCAAGCGGAACAGTAACGACAGATACGGGTGATGGTACACTTTATTATCTATTCAGTGAGAATGCTACAGAACTGGCAGCTACGATAAAGGCAGCTAATAGTCAAGCAGTAACCGCAACTGGATTACAGAGCGTAACTTATACAGGATTAACAGTAGGGACAACGTATTACCCTCACTACATTCAAACAGATGCGGCTCTGGATGACTCTAATGTTTCTACAGGCTCTTCATTCACAACGGGTGCTCCAGTGAGGACTATTTTACTTGAAGCTTATTCTAAATATCCAGCACTTAAAAAGATAAGTTAGGGTCATGATATAATGAGGCATATTAATTTAAATTAGGTGCCTCATGTCAAGACAATACAAAGTACAGGGAACGGTTGCTGAGCAAAAAACCATCTCTGTCGATAGTTCTTTTTTTAATTTCATAGTTGCTATAACTTACTACACTGATGCGTATATTACAGAAGGCACTCCGACGGGTGGAACCGTCGAAATCCTTGCTAAAGTTGCTGGAGCTGGTGATAATGCTGAATTCTTTGATTCTCCTATAGACGCAACTGATCCTTCAGCTTATGCCTCGGCAGGTGCTGCACTCCAATCAATTACCATATCTCCTATTGGTCTTTCTGGTGTCTCCAATTATAAAGCAACAATAACAGGTACTAAATAATGATAACCTTACCTCCAGCATATGGCGGAATTGGCGGTGACGGATCAGCCACTACCTTTTTGGCGTTATTAGACACATTTAATGACTATACTGACCTTGGCGGAATGCCACTTAGGGTTAATGGGTCCGGTACTGGTGTTGAAGCATACTCTCAATCCAGCTCTATCCCTAATGTTGTTTTCGTATCAAGTGAGGACGACCTACCACCCTTAAACGCGAGCAACGAACATCCTCTAGCGAGCGATACTACCTATCAGATAACAGGTAACATCTCAATAGCTAATCCTTTGAGAATTACTGGAACGACAACGGAGATTTCTGGCAACGGGATTGGAGCTTCTAAAATAACATATACTGGGACTGGATTTGGAATATTAGCAAACTCAGGATCTGAATCGGTTAGACTTAAGTTTGTACAATTTATTTCTACTGCTGGGGATGGTATAGATCATATTGGATCTGGAAGTGGCACAGGGACAAATATATCTCTAGATAGGGCTTATGTAATAGCCACGTCTGGCATTGGTGTTAGGTCTTCTAGTTGCGATTTCTTTTTTACTTCCGCTGCTGTTATTATAGCTTCAACGCCAGTACTTACTCCTTTGGGTAGTAGTGGGATAATGGCCATGGAGTTGACGTTAATGCAATCTACTACCATTGGAAACATATTGGATCTTGGATCTTGCGTATTTGAAGATATAACCTGCTCCTCACTTATATTTAAAGGGACGACTGGATCTACAGCAATAGCTGGCTTACCATCTTCTGGAAATATAACCAATACTGGTGGATTTAATGGCTGTATAGTATCTTCTGAACTTATACCTTTCAGCGGGATGAGTTCATTTGACGTTGGGTATTCTTATAGCGGTAATACTGGAATACCTGACTCTAAAGCTATTGGATTTGGGTATCTTTCAGCCAGCGAAATAACCACGGTTATTGATGGTATTCCAGCGCCAATTAATGGCGTATGGGTTCAGCATTCAGAAACAGAAAGAGCAACCGTATCCACTTCGGGCATTATAGAAATGGATAATAGTGAATCAATTAAAGGGCCGGTGTCTTTGATACTGTCAGCCTCTAAGGTTTCCGGCGGAGATAAAGATTATATTTTCAAAATTCAAAAACAATCATTAGGTGTCGGTGGATTTACTGATATTGAAGCAGCAAGCAAAAGTGTGACACTATCAACTAATGTATCTAGCGTAACTATTGTAGGCATAACTAGTTTTGTAAGTACGGATCAATATAGGGCTGTTGTTGTTGGTGATGGGACTAGTAATCCAATAAACATCGAAGTAACTAACTTTATCGTAGGTAACTAATGGCTATCGAAATCTTTACAAATTTTACTGTCATATCTGATGTCGGTATTGATGCTAACTCTTACATATCTGTTGAGGATACTAAATCCCTATGGGAATTAGATCCATTCAAGCAAGGTACGACCCTTACTGATGAAGAAATTGGCAGGGGGGTTATTACAGCTACAACTACAATTAAACAATAAATATAGGAAGTAAGTACTTAGGTTCTATTTATGACGAAACCTATGCGTTATTTTTTCCTAGAACTAACATTGCGGATAGTCGTGGGATTGCTATTGATGACTATACAATATTCCCTGTGGAAGTTGCAAATTCAGCTGGCATTCAAGCGTGGTATGCGGCGAACTCAAACCGTTCTGAAGAATCAAGCGTATCAGGTGTTAAGCAAAACAAAATGGATGGATTAGGAAGTCAGACTTTCTTTTCACCAGCACAGCAAAAGAACGCTGGCTATGGGCTTATCTCCTCTGAAGTTGAGCTAATGATATCGCCTTATGTTTTAGGTGGTGTAAGTCCTTATATAAGCCTTATGGGTAGAGGTTAATATGGCTGGTGCAAATACCGTATTCAATAATTTGTTTGATGTTTTTCAAAATACAGAGTTTTTTCAAGATGCTATTTATAGTTTTTCTTGGACTGATGTAATTCACTCTTCAATTGATAGAGTTACAGGTGATTCAATAGAAACTTCTACGGTATATTCTTCTAATTGCTTTCTTGTGAATCCGTCTAAAACAGAAAGGCCTTCGCAAAGTATATTTAAAAATCTCAAGGCTGGAGACATAGCTGTTCTTGTCCAGCAAAATGAACTTCTAGTAGCGCCAGAGCTTGACAAGGAAGTTACCTTTAATGGCAAGACCTATACGTGCAAAGAAATTGTTGCCGACCCTGTTAGTGTTACTTGGAAGTTCTTACTTAGGGGATAACATGTTTAGATACAAAGAAGATGACACGGACTTAGCAAAAGAGCTGGCCGACGACATCTCTGGCGACCTAATTAAAATGAGCGACATAGCTACAGATTACGTTGTAGCAGCTAGCCCAGTTGATACTGGATTATTTAAAGGTAACTGGAATGTATCTATTGATGAAGAATACGATGGATCTTTTATTCATGAAGATCCAGACGGAACGGTAACAAAGTCAGAAATGAAAGCCGATGTTGGGACATTCAATTTGAATCATGATTCAAAGATTTATATACAAAATAACGTAAAAGATCCAGATAATGATTTTGAAGGATACGCTGCTACTGTTGCATTTGATAGCACAGAGAAAACAGCAATGAGAATTCTATCTGGAGCTACAATTAAAGCAGTCGAAGGAACAAAATAAATGGCGCTTACATACCAAGAAGATTTAACTCAGGCACTGGTTGATAATTTCAATCAAGATATAGTTTGTCATTTTCCAGATGGATACTATCAGGGTGTCGGTGATATTAGTAATCCATACCTAAACATGAGCACCTTTACTCAGGTTCCAGATCAACCTGTCGATGAATACTTTATGACATTTATGGTTACAGAAGGCTTCACTTTAAACAGCAGTATCTCTAATGGCGATTTAAAACAAAAGCGACTCGTGATATTTGTTGACGTTGATATTTATTGGCCTGTCGATAAAACCAAAAAAAGATTACAACAAGAAATAGAGCCAGCCCTAGACTCTATCTACATGAATCTTGAGATTAGAGGTGCTGATGATAGTCAGATCTATTCTCAGCAAGAGGCACCTAAAGATATTATCATGATGAAAAGAGCATCTGGCGATAATAAATGGAACGAGAAGTCTATTCGGTATCCATTTGTAGTGCGCTACGTGTGATATATGAGAAAACTAACTACGGAAGAGTTTATAGAGAGGGCTATAGCTGTTCATGGAGATAAGTATGATTACTCTAACTCTATATACAAAAACAGAAGATCAGCAATAAAAATATTATGCCCAACTCACGGCGAATTCACTGTCATGGCGGGTGGGCACATAGACTCTTGTATTGGCTGTGTTCCATGCGCCGAAGCTAGAGGGAAAAGAAATAGACCATTAACTACTTGTGAATTTATCTCTAGAAGCAGAAAAATCCATGGCAATAGGTACTCGTATGAAGAATCAGAATACACTAGAAATAATAATAAGGTTAAGATTTTCTGTAACATACATAAAGGGTATTTTTACCAAATAGCAAGTCACCACATGAATGGTCACGGGTGCAATCAGTGCTGCTCTACCATACATAAGAACCATAAGGAAGGGTATATGTACTCACTTATATCTGATGATATGAACACAGTAAAGATAGGTATAACTCTCAACCCAAAGGAAAGATTTAAATCACTTAAGAGGAATACTCCGTTTGACTTTACCGTGACCGAGTGCGTTAAGTTTACCAGTAGCTCTATAGCCAAAAGCGAATCGTTCGTTCATGGTATAATGGGTAAAAATTATGGTTTAGCTGGCTTCGATGGAGCCTCTGAATGGTTTCATCGACCACTATGGTTTGACGATGACTTTCTAAACCAAATACTTAAATCATAAGAGGTAAATAAAATGAGTTCAATCCAAGGCAATAGCATAGTATATGCTTTAACAGAGCAGGCATCTCCATCTAGCGGAGTGCCAGCTACACCAGTATGGTCTATATTAACCAGAACATCTGGAGATATAGATATTACTAAATCATTCACCCAGTCAGAAGCGGTAGACCCCACTCGCCAATCTGGCTATAATATTATCACTGGTTCTGAAGTTGCAGGATCTATTGATAGCGAATTATCTGTTGGCGATCCAATGTTTAAAACCATTGTAGCAGCTGGATTACAGAATTCTGTCGCTGGAACAATTCAGTCAACTGGATCAACTACATTTACTAACGGTACTGCCGAAGTATCTCAGGTTGGTGCATTCGCAACAGCAGTTGTAGGCCAGTACTTTGGATCTTACGATACTGTTTCGAATAACCGAGTTTTCAGAATCGTATCTATTACTGATAATGATACTGTTGTTGTTTCTCCAGCTCCTGTTGATGAAACTATTTCGGCTACTCTTTCTGGTGACTCAATAAGAAACTCAAACGTTGAGGCTGGTCTAGCATTTCAGAAGCGAATCCCTACAGATGCAAACACTATTTACAAGACTTTTGAAGGCTGTCAAATAGGTGGATTTACTTTATCTGTTTCAACAGAATCAATCGTTACTTTATCTTATGACGTTCTTGGCTTAGGTAAAGTTGCTGGTGATACTCAAATCGCTGGATCTACAGATAACCCAGTAGACGGATCTCGTGTTTCTGGTACGGTTAAAGATGTATTAGAGTTTTGGTTGGATGGAGTTCCTGTCAGTCCAGATGAAACTTGCTTCACAGATTTCACTATCGCGTTGGATAATGGATCTCAAGGTAACCCAGCAATTGGTAAAGAAGGTGCATGTAGTATTTCATTTGGAGCCGCGAACATCACTGGATCTTTAGTTTCTTATGTTGATGGGACAAACGAAACGACAGCTAATAGTGAAGTTTTAAAGCGTGACAACGAAACTTTATTCCAGTTGGGCGTTACGTTCAAAGACGTTGACAATAACTATCTGGTTGTTAGCTTGCCAAGTGCTCAGTACACAGAGTTGACTCAAGCAGATACAAGTAATGGCGATATACTACAGAACACTGGTACTTATGGAGCAACTGGTAAGCCAGAAGGTTATGCAGTGGAGTTCAACTTCATTACAGCACCATAATTTAAAATATAGTATACTTCATGGCGTACATAATGTGCGCCATTTTTATTAGGAAGAAAAATATGAGAAAACTAAAATCAGGTTATAAAGACAGAAGTGCTCGCGATGCAGATGTCGATGGAATTGTGTTTAAAGTAAAACCAATGTCGTCTGAAATCATGACTACATTTGCCATGTACACTAACGGCATGCGGGATAAGCTCCTTTCTCTTGGAGAGAAAAAAGAATTTATCAAGACTCATATTGTTGGTTGGAGTGAAATGTATTTTGAAGATGGTGAGGAAGTCGAATACACTGACGAGCTTGCTATGAAGTACTTAACTCACGAAGACTATGATGAGTTGTTCATGACTCTTTATTGGAAGTCAATTGAGTTCGCTAGCGAAAAAGAAGCTGAAGTAGAAAAATCTAAGAAAACAGCAAAAAAGTAGTAGCCCATCAGCTATGGAAGTCTGGGATGAAAGTCCACGAGTTAAAAAAGCTTGAGGCATCTGGAATGATGGTAGAGCCTGAATCTAATCAACTTGTGGACTTGTGTTGTTCTTGGTATTACTCGGTCGTTGAGGCTAGAGCTAACGATACGATGAACGGAGTCCCTATGAAGCTGACTTGGGAGGATGTCAAATCTCTTAATGAATACAAACCAAGCCCAGTCCCAATAAGGGATCTTGCGGCGGTCTCGTTTTCAATAGACGAGGCCTACATTCGGCACCTTGTCGAACAAAGAGAAGCAGCTAGGGCGTGATATAATAGGATATACTTATTCTATTATCGAGCGCTCATAGCATGTCAATCGAGAAAAAAATCAAAATAACGCTAGATGCCTCTAGCGCAAAGAAAGGCTTGGATGCTCTTGCTACTAGGCTGTCTGGCCTGTCTGCTAAAACTAATGGCGCAGCAGGTGCTACAGGCAGATACTCTAAGGCAAATAAAACATTAAACCAGAACTTAATCAACACCAATAGATCTCTTAATGCGATGCAGGGTCTTTTAGTTAAGGTAGCTAGCGCGGCGACTGTGATATCTGGAGTTCGATTGGCAGATGACTTTAACGAACTACAGAACAAACTTAGATTAACAGTTCAAGAAGGTGATAAACTTTTAGATGTACAGAATGATATCGTTGACATTTCATTAAAGACAAGATCATCTCTAAAAGAAAACGGACTATTGTACTTGCGATTATCTAACGCCGTAGATAGAGCTTCAGTATCCCAAGAAGAATTACTTAGAGTAACTGAGACGGTTAACAAGGCTGTCCAGACTGGTGGCTCATCTGCGCAGGAAGCAGCTGGTGCTGTACGTCAGTTTACACAGATCGTTTCTAGTGGATTCGTAAGTGGTTTTTCGCAAGAAATCAACTCTTTAAGTGAACAAACGCCCGGACTTTTCAACCTAATTGTTGACGGTTTAAGAGAGACATCTACTGAGTTTCAAGAGCTTGAAGCTTCTGGTACTAAAGGTGTTTCTGCACTTAAAAAATTCTCAGAGGAAGGTATCGGTAATCTCGACATGTTACTTGCTGCCATAGCGTCACAAGCAGGTAATGTAGATGCTGCATTCGACAATATTAACATCACGGTATCAAAAGCTTTAGGTAATGTAAAAACAGCAGTTGAGAATTATATAGGCGGTGTTGATGATGCTTTCGATATTACAGGAAGCCTTGCAAATTCAATAAACAACGTTGCAGAAAACTTCGATCAATTCGCTTTGGAAGCAAGCATAGCGACAGCTGTATTGGTATCTGCTACTGCATCGGTAGTGGCTTTTAATGCTGCGATAACAACAACTAAAATTTTACTGGCTGCGACTACAGGTAGTGTAGGGAAGTTAGGAAGAATATCTAAAATTCTAGTTCGAGCGTTGAGAGTCCTAACTCCTGTCTTGGCTATTTTTGGTGGTATTGCATTAGGCCTTAAGGCTCTTATTGAAGATCTGGCGGTTTTTGAGGATGGACTAGTTAAGGTAGGAGATAAAACAACTACTTTAGGTGGTTTTCTTACTGCCTTATTCAAGGCTCTTAAAAATAGAATTACTGAGTTCGGATCTAACTCAGTAAGAATATTCAATTCTATCGTTGATGAAATAGGTGCGGCATTATCATACGCATACAATACTTATATAAAGCCATTTNTTGATGTCTTCATATNTGCATTTAATTCCACAAAGAACGCACTAGAGAATAGTATTGCTAGACTTACAGATTACTCGTGGTTCAATGACTTCACTAATGGAGTAAAGAATAACTTAAATACAATTATTGGATTCTTTGTACTCTTTGGAAGAGTAGTAAAGACAGTTGTTAAAAATATAATAGATACTCTAAAACAGATATTCACAGGCACTCTTGAGGTTATAAAAGCATTACCTAAAGTTTTAATAAAGCTTGGAACAGGTAAATTTAGCGAGGCTGGAAAAGTACTTGGAGATGCTTTGGTCGCAGGTTTTGTTGGGGTTGATATTATAGGTGATGTTAAAGCTGACTTGGAAGATGCAAAAGAGATATTAGGTGAAACTGATTTCATTGGCGGTATCGGTGGATCTGTAGATAACGTGATCGGTAAGATTGCTGACTTCACATCTAAATTACCGGACTTACTAAAATCCGCAGCAAGAGGCGCTAAAGATGGATTTATTTTTGAGTGGGAAAAGTTCAAGGATGAAGTAGAAGCTCTTATTGTTGGTATATCTGAGACGATAGGTGATAACACTAGATTTAGAGGGCCTGCCTCCGATGATGAGATAGACTTCAGGACTACCCTAGAAAAAATCAAAGATGCATATTATGACTTTACTGTTGAGATGAGATCAATATCTGATGATCTTAAAGATAATCTTAAAGAGCTGTTCTCTGGAGATAGCTTAGTATTTGCTTTTGAGTCAGCACTAGATTTCATATCGTCTTCGTTTGAAAGATTCAAGGATTCTCTCACTATCGAGAGTATTGTTGAAAACTTTAACGAAATAGCCAATGCAATGGGTGATGCTTATGTTTCCTTTACTGATTTATTTACAACTCTATCATCTATTCGTCAAGATAAAATAGACGAAGAACTTAGAACGTCAATAAATATGTCTGACGAAGAAAGAAAGGTAAAAGAAGCTAACGCCAAAAAAGCATTTGATAATGCAAAGAAACTTACCCTAGCTGGCATAGCAATGCAGACGGGTTTAGCGATAATGAATGCGCTTTCAGATCAGTCTACACCAAGCTACTTAATAAACCTAGCTAACGCAGCAGGTGCAGCAGCCACAGGTGCAGCACAGTACGCTAAAGCTAATGCACAGAGCTATACAGCACCCTCACCTCCAAGTGCATCTAGCATTCAAGGAGCAACTTCTAACGAGACCGTAAATAATACTCAGGTAACAGTTAATATTACTGGCGGAGATCCAAACAGAGTTGCGCAACAGTTAGTCGAGGCATTCGACAACAATGAACTAACATTTGAAAACGGAAGATTTAATAGTGTCTGATTTAACGATAGTATTTGAAGCAAAAAGAAACTTAGTGTCTGGAGTCCTATCTGGTGAAGAGGTATCAATAGTTGTACCTGTATCTGAATTCAAGAGAGATACGTCAACAAAGAATATTGAAAACGTAACTATGGATGGAAGACAATTTTCATCTAAGTTTTATACGTCTGAATTCTACAACATAAAACTATTAGATATTGGAACTGTTATACTACCAGATACTTCTACAACACCACTTACTACTGAGTATATTGAGATGTTTTTGTACTCTGTAGATAATAGCGAAGTCTTCTCAATCACAGACATAGACAAATCAAATGAAGAAGTAGACGTAAAGAGAATGGGTTCATTTAGTAGGGACAGGGTTGCCTCTATGTACTTGGATCGATTTTATTTTTCATTCAAAGTAAGAAAAGATTTAGGATAAAATAAATGAGAGTTATTTCAGATGAATATTTAGATATTAGCGCTGGCGACAATCTTGAACCAGTCTTTGTTGCTAAAATAATATCATCCATAGGAAATATATATTTTACATCAAGAAACGTAGTCATTAATGATATTGGTTCCACTCAACTTCAAGGAGTTATAACGGAAGCATCATTTAACAGCCAATCAATAAAACCGGAACTTGGAATATCTTCAATTGGTGGCATGAACTTATCTATTGATGATCATGACAGGGTATTTACTGGGCTACTAAATCAAATTGAAAATTTAGATCAATCGATATACCAAGATAAAGTTGAGCTTTTTGTCGGCGATTCAAGAATTGATTTCGATAATTATGTGCTATTAACTCCATTATTTATAAGTGAATATTCACCAACTGAAATAAGCTATTCATTTTCTCTATCTGACACTCAAAGATTATCTAAAAAGTCTTTATTCTCAGATCCTTATAAAGGCCTGCTAGTTGGTAGTTATGGACGAAATGAAACATCTACTATAGAAGTGGTTTCTACTGTCGGTTCTGTACTTGTTTATCATGACGGAACATGGGGTGATGCTAAAAATACAGATGCTGGTTACTTATCTGTAAAAGGCCTAAATAAAGCAGGCGCTGAAGTCACTGAGGTAATAAGATATACAGGCGTTAATGTAGATAACACTATTTTTACTGGTGTTAAACGATCTGTGTTTGGGACAGACAAAGTAGATCTGACTGCAACTGACGGAGAAGGTAACTCAAATGAAATAGAGCTTACTGAATTTGTTTATATTGACTTACCTCAACCAACAATGGCTTTAGCTTTACTTACAGGCGACTATGGAATTATAGGTAAATCACCACCTGAAAGATGGCATTCTGGAATAGAGGCTAATCTTATAAACTCTACTAGCTTTGCTAATATCGGTTCTGATTTATATGAGCAGAATGTTGAATTTAGAGGATTAGAATCAGAAGAAGCAAAGCAGTTTATCGCCAAGCAAGTACTATCTCCTTACGGTACTTTTATGCGTATAGATCAAGAATGGTCTAATTTGAATTTATCAAGATACGCTTACGTCAATACAAAACTCTGCTGCGAACGTATACCTAAATTACTCTAACTTAATTTCTTTGTCGTCAGTTAAAAGAAATACAAAATCAATAAAGAACTTCTTTCAGATCAATTGGGAGTGGAGAGTTGATGGGCAGTATTTCTCTAGAAAAGATTTCTATGTAGACGGAAATAGTCAGTTAAAGTTCAAGTACGAATCTCCTATAGAAGAAATTAATTTATACGGATTAAGAAACAGTGACACTACAAGTAAGCCAACTCTTGATTTTGTTGTGTCTTCAATGCTTAAGAGATACTCAAACCCAAGCGTAACAAGATCAGTAGTAGCTAGACTGAGTGATGTCATTGAGCTTCAAGTTGGTGATTTAGTATCTCTAACTGCCGACAACGAGCCTGACTTTAGAACGCTTAATAGTTATGTAGAAACATTTGAAGTTCAATCAATAAATTATGATTTCTTTTCAAACACTGCATCTATAAATTTATTTGCTTCTGAAGGAACTCCATCTGACTTCAACGTCAGCTACGGAGATAATGTAACGAACATAAATACATCTAGCTGGACTGATTTAACTACTACCAGTTATGGTTCGGTAGTTAATGATGTATTCGAGGTAAATAGCGGGGCAAACATATTAGCTGGAAAATATCGTTTTGATGGCGATATTCTATTTAAAGAAAGCACGACCATTACTGGTAATGGCTCTGTTTATTTTGATTCAACAGGTGCGATAACTTTAGAAGATAATTTTACTTTCGATCTTAAAGGTAGAGGTGGATCTGGAGGATCAGGTAAGTTCTTTGGTGGAAAGTCGTATGGCGCTGACGGAATATATGTTCAAGACAGACCTTTCGGCCCTGATAGATTATGGAATAGATTTAATTCATCACCCTACACCGAGAAATCATTAGGAGTCAGTAACGATTACCCATATACTCAGCGGGTTTCAGATAATGGAACTATCGATAGCTTGATTCCTTCCTCCCTTACAGGTAACGGAGGAGCTGCTGGCGGTAATAATAACTTAAGCGGAATAGGTGGAGAGACAGGTAATGAAAATGGCGCTCCTGCCGCTAACGGAGGTGGTGGTGTATTCTTTTCTTGTGTTTCGTTTCAAGCTGCATCAAGTGCGCTCATTGATGTTTCTGGAGATAATTCCAATACCAATGGATATGCTTATGTTAACGCAATATACCAAGAAACAACTTATAAGCAAGTTTTCAATACCTCATCATCCGGGTATGGCTGGTGTGGTGTCTGTATAGTTGCATTAAAAGACATAGGGTCTCCAAAGCCATTCCTTGAGGATCTTGTTGTGGCAAAGACAGGTAAATTTATAGAGCCTGAAAGAATCCCTGCTGACGCACTCCCACCAGAAGTTCCATATAAAAGGAAAGATGTAAACAATGGTAGCGCGTCTTACTATACAAGGAAAGTAACCAGAACAGATTGGTTTCCATCTAATAATAGAGTTGGTATAGCCTCGTCAGATACAGACTATGCAACAGAAAGCAATAGAGCTGCAATTCATGTAATGAATTTTGTAGTAGCTGGAGAACATACCCCAGAGATTGGTGTAGACCCTGTTAATTCAGCGCCTTCACCAACGATCTCATTTATAGAAAAAATGAATACTCCTCGTACATCCCAAGGAGATCAGGTCACTTATGAGCTTACTGCGCAAGAAGACCCGGACACAAAGTATGTTGAGTTTGAAACAAGACTTAAAGACTCTGGTAGTGAATGGAATAAAGCTGAGTACATTCTTAGTTTTGAATCGATAGCGAGATTTACTGCTGATGGAGATGAAATTCAAGTAAGAGCAACGGCGTATAGCTTTGACTATAGAGCTGGTGGCGAAACAATAATAGACATCACACTTCCAATTGTAAATAGAGACTCAGAAGAATCTGATGGTGCCACTGAAGTTCCTCCAATTGAAATCACTGTACCTAACATCAAGAGGCTTGAGTTAGTAAATAGAATTGATGACGATGAAAATTGGGATAAATGGAAATCTCCAAACGCTGAGTTCAGATGGGCAAAACTATCTATAACTAATGGCGGATCAATTGTACAAGTTAATGGTTCAGTTGATTTGCATTTGGAAGGTTACAAAGTAAGAATAAAAAGAATCACTGGTGAAATTTTACGTGAAGAAATAGCTAAAGACTCGTTCTACACTTACACATTCGATAAGAATAAAAAAGACACTAATGGCAGTCCGGTTCGTGAATTTATATTTGAAGTTCAGGCCGTCACAACTACTGGATACGTCAGTGAGTTTACTGGTTTTGAAGTTGGAAATCCAGCTCCAGCGGCACCAGCTAATGTAACAGTTCAGACTGGGTATAGTAGTTTCAATACAGAATTCGATCTACCAACTGACACTGACTTTGTAGGGATTAATTTATATTTATCAAGGGGTAACGAAGATCCATTTACGAAAGTTCCTACTAGGATATCAGGGAACACAGCTTTAGTCGAGGGTCTTCTTCAAGGAACTGTATATAACTTTGGATTAACTAGTATTGATCAATTCGGTCTTGGTGACTCTACTGTAAGCATAGGAATTACAACCAATAGCATAGAAGCTGAGGATGTTGATGGACTTGGGCCTTGGGCTACACAGGTAAATCCAGTTGATTTGAATTTCATTAGCACAAACATGGATAACGATGCTGTACCATCTGACAAAATTGTAAACCTAACTGCTGCCAAAATCACAGCTGGACAAATAACTGTTCAGGTAGATTTAGGAACAGGAATACTGC